ATCAAATCCTGCACTTTGTATCTTGTTAAATGGCATTATACTACTTCCTTTATTGCTTTTATTTCATCATCAGTCAAACCTAAATCTTTAAGTTTAGTTATAGCTGATGTTTTTGCATTTTCTGAATCTTTTTTAGCTTGTTGTTCTTCAGCTTCTATGGTTGATGCTTTATTATTAATTTGTTCTTCTGTTGGTTTTGTTTGTTCTGTGTCTAACCATTCTAAACCTTCATAATCTTGACCATGCCAAATCCACTCTGAATTTGGTCTTAGTTTTTCAAGAGCCTTTAATTTATTTGATGACATTATGCTAATACCTCTTGTAAAATTATAGATGATGTTTCTTGACCGTCTGGATTAATTACGACTGATGCACCATTTAGTCCTGCGTTGAATTGAAATTTATATTTAATTGTATCTGCACTAGATGGTTGATCTAAATATGATACTGCCATTCTTCCTGTTTGTATAAGAGTGCTATTTGTGTATAAAAAACCATTTTCAAAATCAACTATTTTAGAATAACTACCACTACCAATTTTTCTGTATAAATCTAAAGCTAAATATTGATTACCTGTTTTTCTAGCTGATAAAGATATATGAAGCAAAACCTTTGAAGATGATGCAGTTGTGACAATAGTTGTTTCACTCCCACCTACATCTGCAAATGTACTTGATGATGATGCAGTTTGGGTTGTAATATGATTAGCAACTACTTGACCAATTTTTCCGCCTGTATCATCACCAAATGATAATGTGCCACTTCCATTTGTTTTTAATACTTGACCATTTGTTCCGTCAGAAACATTTAATTCAGTAATACCAACTGAATTTGCTGAAGGTTGTTGTGTAGATTTAACAATATTTAAATAGTGAACTTCAACGACATCTGAACTGACAAGAGTACCACCAAGAGTTAATGTTTTGTTGCCTGTTCCACCTACGGAATAGTTTGTGCTATCCTGTTTAACAAAATTAACAAATACAATGATGTCGTTTTCTGAAGCAATATCGTGAGTAAGAGTTACTGTCGAGCCAGTCGTAGATGTAAATCTGTCAAGAAGTCCTGTTGTAAATCCTGACTCTGGTGTGACTCCAATATATGCCATAATTCTATGTTATCTCTAAAATACTTAATGTTGCATCAATTTTAGCAGATACTGAACAATCAATTTTTATTATATCAGTTGTTTGAACTACTACTTTTCCGCCTGTCAATAATTCTAATGAACTTCCCGCTGGTATTGAAACATCTTTTGCAACGAATACAGTTTCATTAGTTTCAGTATCTGAAGTGTCTGATACTAATTGTACAGAAGCTGTCACTGAAGTAGTATGAATATTACAAAGCACTAAACCAATAACAACTGTAGTAGTAGATGACGGAACTGTATATAAAGTCAACGGTGTCCCTGCAGAGGCAGGCATTGCGCCATTGGTTTTAACTTTGAATGTATTCGCCATGTTTTACTCCTATCCTAATGCAATCGCTAATGGTAAAGCGTTAGGGTCGGTCTCTGATATTGTACCAGTCACGCTCATATTACTTGAGATTGCATTACTTGAAATATTAATTTGAAACAGTTCGACATTATCTGAACCGTCGTTTATCTTAACTTTTAATACACCGCTTGTTCCTGTGTCAACCCAAATAGTTCCAGTAGTTACAGAACCAGGAGCTGAACTACCACTATGAAAAGAATTTATTGCAGATAATATATTGTTCAATTCCGTACGGAAGGAACTAAAACCCTGATTTGCAAGGGAAACATCTGTAACTTGTGCCATAATTTTTTATATCCTTTTCTATTTAACTTTGCAACCCAAATCCCTTAGCAATGTAATCAAATGTTCTATCAACTGCGGAACCAGAGGAATTGCTAAATGCAATATTAAAACCACTCACTGTCTTTGATGTGATTGTAAATATATCACCGGTTTGCATATTTTGAGCAGCTATACCAATTGCAGGAACTGCGAAGAATGGATTTGTATAAGTAATAGTTTTACTACCTGATGATGTTGCAACATTACTTTCGGAAAAAGTTCTTTCTTCCATATTAAGTTTAATATTAATAGTTTTTACATTACTTGATGTTTGATCATCATCATTAGTTAGTTTTAATCTAAATTTAGCAAACTTAAATTTAAATGTTGCGGACTGTGTAATATCTACGAAATTAGTGCAATCTGCTAATGATGTTATTGATGTAGCTATTTGAACTCTATGAAATGCGTGAATCTGCTCTGTTCCGTCAAATGGAGCTCCTGCTGAATCAAAAACTAATGCACCTCTTCCACTATCAAATAAATCGTAAGGATTTTCAGCATCAAGTGTAATTGTTGGTTCAATATTTCCGTCAAATACTTCGGATAGTGATATACTATTAGAAAAATTATAAAAACCTTTCGCATCTCTATTTGTATTATTAAAATTAGGGTTTGATGTAGTATCTGTCCCACCAAGCTCAAAGTCACCTTCTACACTATCAAAATTACCAACTGTATCATCAAAGTTCGTAACTGTATCTAATGTCAAAATTGTATCACCAGAGGAATCTATTTTAACTGCTAAAGGAAAACTAGCGTCCATACTGTCGGCAGCTGTAAATATATTAGGAGTCTCTGTAAATGTTGATACAGTTGTATATGCTTGAATATCTGAAATATTTGTTGATACGATCGTAGCTTCAGCTGAAGTATTGTTATTTTTGTCGACTGCCTTAATTAAATATGATCCGGTGCGTGCAGGGACAATGGCAAAATCACATTTTCTTCTAGTACATCTTACTAAATTTGTAGAATTTAGCCAATTTGCACCAGTTGTTACATTTTGATACCTAATTTCATAAAAAGATATATCAAGATCACTAGCACGACTTGGTGGTGTCCATGTAAGTTTCATATGATCTTGACCATGCAGTTCGACTGCGAAGTCGTCCACATTTGAAGGGACCTCAACGCCACCTACAATTTTTCTAGTTGTAGATACAAATGTTGATTTTACACCTAGACTATTTACTGCTCTAGCTCTTACTTGATATGTAGCTCCGTCTATCACGTTAAGATGTTGATATTCTAATATTTTACCTACTGCTATTTCCCTATGACTATCAGATACTGCATTACCATTTTGATCTAATGTTTGTTTTATTTGTACTTCATAGTTTTCAACAAAATTATCAGTAGATGCACCTATAGTTATTAATAATCTAGTAATTACAATACCGTCAGCATATTCCACTAATTCATCGTCAAGACTAATACTAGCAGGAGGTTGAATACTAAATGGATTAGGAAGTGTCGTTGAAGGTATATTTGGAACTTCTTGTTGAGTTCCAAAAGTGTAGAATGAATCTTGATGCTCGGACATTTGTAAGCTAATAGTTTCATCTGAATTAAGTGACATTCCTTGTACTCTAAAAGGTTTTGATGAAAAACTAGGAGTAGCATGAGTAATATTTACTAAATCACCAATACTTAATTCAAGAGCAGTAGCATCAGCTTTTAGTTGCACATCTAAACTTGTTCTTGATCTTCTTAAAATTATTTCTGCCATTTCTTGTGCTTGATAAGGACTATTAAGCATTGGAAAATCAAATTTACCCTCTAATAAAATACCACCGTCAGCAGTTTTCATTGTTGCATGTTGATCTGCAGAGGCTAATCCTGTTTCATCAACAGGCGGAAATTGAGCTGTATCACTCTGATAATTTTTTAGCGGATTCACAAAGTTTACAATTACTCTGTTGTATCTTGAATCTTTTGATTTACTTGAAACAGTAATCCCACCTAAAATATTATCTTCATCAAGTGATATTGATGCAGAACCTGATGTTTCAATTAGGATATTATATTTTCCTGCACTAAAATTTAAAAAACCTCTACAACCTTTTATAAAATCTCTAACAATTTCAATAGATTTTTTTGATGTATCAACGACTGTATGACTATCCATTAAATCTATTTGGCTAGCTCCACTAAAAGGTGTGATATTAGTATCACAAACATCGCCTGCAATTTGCCAATCTGCATAATTTGTATCAAAATATTCATCTGATATTGCCATTCCAAATCTGTTATTTCTTAAATAATCTAATAGTTGAAAAACTGCATTATCAGAATATTCCCATGTTGAACTATCATTTCTTCTGTGAGAACCACTACCCCCAGTAACAGTACTATCTAAATTAGGATTATAGACTTTTCTACCTTTTACGACTGCATTGACTGTAGGCAAAGAACCAAATTTATCATTGTTCCATGTAAATTTAATTGCTAAATATGCGTGTCCTCTTAGGCGATGATCACTTGACCATGATGATAAACCTGATAATAAACTTGATGCACTTTGAGAGTCTGTTCCAAAATGAGGTTCTACAGTAATTAAACTAGTAGAATTTTCTGTATCAAAAAAATTAGAATCAGAACTAGCTACTGTTATTTGTGTATTATCTGCTATATCAGCAGAAAAAGTCACTAAGTTATCATTTACAAATATTTGAGTAATGTCATCAATTTCACCTTCACTAAGCACGATCGCCATAAATAATGATTCATTATTTGTACCTGAACTTTCAAGAAACACTACATTACCACCTACTTTTCTTGTTCCATAAACAACTGGAATATGAGCATTGGCACTAAATTTGTTTACTAAAACACCTCTTGCATTTATATCTTGTTGCATATCCCCAAAGTCAGGGATATCAGGCATAGGGACGAGCCAACCAATAAAATCTTCAACAATATCGACAACGGCATCAACAACATCGGTAACAAAATCAACAACTTCCTCAAAAGGATTAAAGCCACCCATTTATAATAGCCTCCAATTACCACCCATGTTCTCAAAACCTAATTTTTGAAATACAGGATCAACTCCTAAGCCTGAAGTTATAGATAAAACTATATGCATATTCCCACTAATTTTTTTCACTGAATCAATCATTTGTTTTACTATTTTAAAATTTCTATATTCTTGTTTAATATAAATCATTTGTATCATCATTATTTCTGTTTTACTAAAGAAGTATTCTGATTTGTTAAACATACAACAACCGATCAACTCGCTAGTATCTAAATCTTTCAATAATATTATTTTACCTCTTTGTAATATTGTATTGATAAAATTTAGACCTTTACCTCTATCGACCTCTGGATAATCTAAGTCAATTAAGTCTGTTTCTTTGTAATGTACTAATAAATTGTAAATATCTACAACATCGCTTTTATCAGCATAAAGCTGATGAATGCTTGTCATGTTCTACCCCATTTTATGTCACGAACTGTCAAAGCTGCGAATTCCATACCTTTATCGCCACTAAAAAATCTTTGTTGTGAATTATCAGTAGTTGTTCTGCCTGCAGTTTTACTAAAATTACCCCAATGTGAACTAACACTAATTATTAGATTTGCAGTATTTGTATTATCTAAAATTTTATATTGATCAATAGTTCCATAGAAAAGTAAAAAAGGATCAGAAATTAAAGCATTATTATTATCTAAATATCCTTTATATAAACTAACTACTGAATTTATTATGTTTTCATTTAAAGCTACTGCTACATAAGTTTGATCAACAGCTGATAAACTAAATGATAATGTATTTCTTGTAGGTTTGTTAGTTTCGTTTGAGCCTGTAATACTTCTTAAATGACCATTTGAAAGATATGTTTGTGATGAGCCTGATACATTTGAAACTATATCAAAAGATGCATTTGTTAAATATACTGGTGTAGCAAAATTTATATCAATTAGATAAACAGGATCAAGATTACCTGTTGCTAGTTCGGTTTTTACAGAACTTGATAATCCTCTTGGCATTATAAACTTTCAATAACATCAAATTCATATTTGAATATTGGATTTCCGTCTTTATCACTTGTTCCAAAATCAAATTCTTGTAAATCACTTGTCAAATGTACTGTAAAAGGTATTGAATCATATGTTACTGCACTATTATTAGTTAATGCAGTTCTAAGTGGTGGTTCAATAGTAACTGTTGCTGCATTACTTGATGAAGTGACATCTTCAACTATCATATAGACTTTATCATGTGCAAACTTAATAAAATCACCCGCGAGTAATCTTTGGCTTCCGTCACTAGCAAAACCGTCAATAGCTATAGTAGTATCGGCTGAAGAGTGTGCACCATTGACTAACAAAGTTCCAGTTTCATTACCTTGAGCATTCATGTTACTTGGCAAAGTAATTGTAAAATTTTCTTTTCTTGATCTTTGTTTCATAATAAAAGCCATGATAGGTGCAAACTCTGACCGTTTCATAGGAGGAAATGAAATCGTAAAACTAAATCTTTGTCCTTGAATTTGCCTTCTAAATGTTTTGCCACTATCAGTTTCCGTTACTAAAGTTTTTTGATTATTTTTTATGTTAATAGCATTGAAGTTTGTACTAGGAAAAGAACCACTCATATTAACGCCATTCTTCCTTTTTCGTTGACTGCACTATTAATAATATTGACTATGACACCTCTACTATTTACAAGTAATTCGTTGAAACCTCTAGCATCTACAGTATTTATATTAAAATTAACAGTTACAGGCTGATTCATGCCTAGTTTATTATTAGGTATTACTGTTCCTGCTTGATCAGGCACAAATAACTCTGGTCCTTTTTCCCCCACGATTGCAGGCATACCTACTTGCGGACGACCACCTTTTTCAAAACCCCTTATTTTATTAACTAATCCCATACCAAAACCTATCGCAGCTCCTGTCGCTGCAATATTAAATGGAAATGGAATACTAGCGAATGTTTTTAAGGCACCTTCATAAACACTCATTAACGCTTTTTTGATAGTACCCATTTTAAATACCTCTATAGCTTTATCGACTGCCGCACTTACTGCTTTTCCTATCAATGCCTCTATAATCATTCTAGTAACAGTTCTAGCAAAATCTTCAAATTGCAATTTTCCTGTAAATACGAAATCAGTTAATGTATCCTTTAATTCTTGAAAAGCTTTTTTACCTATCGTGTTAAATTGTTTAGAAGTATCGCCTGCCTGTTTCATAGCCTCACCAAAACCAGTTGCGAAACTATCTGATGCTATTGTAAGTTCTTTTAAAAT